ACCTATTTACTTAGATGCACCTGCAATTGAAAGAGGTGGGATCAGAACTAATGTAAGGAGAGGTTTGCGAAGAGCAGATCAAACTGCAAACTTAATAGAGAAACGAGATGAAAAGAATAAAAAATTACGCTGAGGTGATGGGGTTACCTAATGCGGAACATTACCCACTACTACCTTCAATTGAAAAGTTGAGAATAAGAGATAGGATCCTTGCACAATACTTACATGTACCACACGATGATATAATAGATGAGCTTAAGATTGATATAACTTTATTAGAAAGTGTTGAAGAGTATGAGTTAGCACAAGCTTACCTAGATCTTATTAAAGACCTAGAAACATTAGATTGGATGAATGAATGAGTTCCTAACAGAAAAGTATGATGACATTATTAAAATGGCATGGAGAATCTGTAAAAGTCCAGAGGCTGAGGATGTTGCTCACTATGCGATTGAACAATTCATGATGCATAAACGTGGACAAGAACTAGTTGATAAAGGTCAAGGAATGCTTTTTCTCTCAGGTATCATTCATCGTTCTTTTCATAGTGGGACTAGTCCATACCATAAATTATACAGACAGTCAGGTCGAGTACATAGCTTACATGACAAGACGGCTGAAAGCATTGTAAATGAGGATTACGATTTTGAAATAGATTTAACTGTAGAGGCTATTCAAGGTATCATGGAGGATATGGAAAGTGATACAGTAGAACAATGGTACCGAGTTAAGTTATTTCAAATGTGGTTAGAAAATCCAAACTATTCAGACTTAAGTAGAATAACTGGCATACCTCGTACCTCAATAAGTCAAGCTGTAGCTGAATGTAAAGAATACATAAAAACAAGAATAGAAAAACATGGAATTGATCATTAGTATTTTAGGAGCAGCTGCGCTTGGACATATGGGAGCAGACTTCTTTTCTCGTTACCAAAAGTTATGGGATAAACCTTTTAAATGTAACATGTGTCTCTCTTTTTATCTAAGTGTACCATTTTTTATATTTCTTTATGGCGGATATGGAATTTGGTATGCAGCTCTAAGTGGAATTATATCAGAACTATACTTTAAATATCTATGACACAAGAAGACTTTAATTACCTAGCAGAAAACATGTTCTTACTAGGACCAGTAAGATGGACAGTAGAACAACAAGTAAAACTCTTTGGTATGTACAATCGTATCACTGGAGAAAATAAACCAATGACAAGTTGCGGACGATGCGTCTTAAACATTAAAAATAGATTAAAACTAGAATATGAAAAGTTCAACAATAACAATTAATGGAGAAGAGTATACTGTAAAGGCAAGTACAGAAGCTCAAGTAAAAGAAGGCATAAGACAGTTAAAGAAAAGCCTTAAGCAATTAGAAAAGCAAAAAAAGGAAGAAGAAGATGTTTAAACCTGGACAGAGTGGAAACCCTGACGGGAGAAAAAAGGGTTCACAAAACAAATATACCAAACAAGTAAAGGAAGCTATGGGTATGTTGTTAGAGAATAACTTAGATAACCTATCAATATGGTTAGCACAAATTGCAGCAGACGATCCAGCAAAAGCAATGGATATAGTGATCCGCTTAAGTGAAAGATTTGTACCTAAGCTCTCACAACAACAAGTAACAGGAGCAGACGGTGAAGACCTCTTTAAAAACATATCATTTAAATTCGGTAACGATACTGAAGAGTAATGTATATAGGATTCACTCCACATAAAAAGCAAAGTGAAATTATCCAATCTATACTAAACGGAAACGAAAAGTTCCATGTAGTTAGTGTAGGTAGACAGATGGGTAAATCTTTAATGGGAATGAACCTAGCACTCTATTGGGGTATTAACAATGGGCCCTGTAAAATCTTATGGGTCTCTCCAGTGTACTCACAAACAAATAAAGTACATAAAGAGTTAGTAGCAGCGATACAAGAAAGTGGTATCATTAGGTCAAATAACTACGGAGACAATACCTTAACCTTAAAAAACGGAACCGAGATCCTTTTTAGGTCAGCGGAGAGATACGATAACATTCGTGGCTTGACTTGTGATTACGGAATTATTGATGAGGCAGCCTTTATGAAAAATGATGCATGGGCAGAAGCTATCCGACCTGTGTTTGCTGTGAGAGGTAAAAAGGTTCTCTTCATCTCAACACCTAAAGGCAAAAACTATTTTTACGACCTATTCC